ATTCATTAGCATTATCAATATTATTTGATTTTCTACCCATAGCAACAAAAAAATTATCTTTATTTGAAGAAATAGATATTATATAAGAAAATATAGATTGTTCTGGACTATCTATCCAATTTTTACCATCTAAGGAATAAACAAAAGCTGATTCCGTGTTTGTTATCGTACCAGCACCAACCACAATATGCACTTTATTTTTTATATTAATAAATGAAGGTGGTGGTTGTAAAAATCTATAAAATTGATAAAGCTGATTACTAAAATCCGGTTTAATATGTGGTCCAATAGTTACAGATGATGTAGGAAGATTTTCCCAACCATTGTCAGGTGCAGGTAAAAAAGGAGAATTTGTTGTAGGATTTACAACAGTTTCCATATCTCTAACAGTAAATAATTCATTTAAAGGTCTAATATCAACTTCAATATAAAATTCTTGATATTGTAAACTAACTAAAGGAAAAGCCATTTGAGAAGCTAATGTAAACCAAATATTTAATGGTATATAAAGTTTTCTTGCTCTAATAGATGGTTCTGGTCCAAGTGAATTATAATTAGGAATATTTGTAGGATAAACATTAGGATAATATCCATTACGTTGAAAAGCATTTGCAGGGTCATTTAATTCTGGTATATTACCAGTCATTCTATCATATAAATCTTTTTTTGTATTATCAAAATCTCTCTCTACCATACATTTAAGATATTGTCCAGTAAATTCCTGAATAGTTGAATTCCCAACAGTAAAACGCACACGTTCAATAAGTTGCGTCCCCAAATCTTTAATCCATTTAAATTCATAAGGTTTCCATATATCAGTTATGGTTTGTTTTATAGAACTATTATCTGTTGTAGGAGGTAAAATAGGGCTCCATATGTTTGGTAAGTTAATTACTAAATAGGTATCCATTAATAAATCACCGTAACGTGGTATTTTAAATTTAAATCTAGAAGTTTCTGTCTCTCTAATATTACGTAGTCCCTCATAATCAATTCTAAATTTTTGTAAACCAAAATTTGTATATTTTGAATAAACACACTTAAAAAATGTTTTGGAAGGATTACCATTCAATATAATATTTTGATTACCATAAGATATAAGATTTAATAGTCCACCTGGCATTATATAATATTATATAATATTATTTAACTTTCTTTGAAATGATTTAATATTATTATTTAATATAAGTAAGTATGTTAGATAAAATTAAAAAATTTGGAACAGAAAATTTAAATAATCTCAACTCAATGGGTAAATTAGGTCAAACTATAGTTTTTATTATTGGAGCAACTATAGTATTTTTAGTTTTAGCATATATTTCCAATAAAATGACTTTAAATGCAAGAAATTGTACTAATATGAATAATTTATATAAAGATTTTCCATTAATTTCTACAATTAGTTTACAAAATCCTAAGTATAAATTTGATGCTTTTAATGATATAGGACGACTAAGAAATTATTATATTAAATCTTCTTTTAATTCTTGTGCTGCAGGTCAATTTAAGAATGATTATGTTAATCTTTGTGCCTTAAAAAATTGTATTAAACAAGGTTGTAGATTTTTAGACTTTGCAGTATATTCTGTTAATAATGAGCCAGTTATTGCAGTATCTTCTGTAAATGATTTTAATATAAAAGAAACTTATAATAGTATTCCTTTTGGTGATGTAATGAATATACTAGGAACTTATCCATTTTCAGGTTCTGCTTGTCCAAATTCGGGAGATCCACTATTAATTCATTTAAGAATTATGAGTAAAAATAAACCTATTTATAAAACTATGGCAAATAGTATATATAGAAATTTAGAGCAAAGAGTATTAGGAAAAAAATATAGTTATGAAAATAATGGAAAAAATTTAGGAGAGATAGAATTAAAATATTTAATGGGTAAGGTTGTAATTATTGTTGATAAATCTAATGCTTTATTTGAAAAAACTGAATTAGATGAATATGTAAATATTGCTAGTAATAGTAATTTTATGAGAGCTTTACCGTATAATGAAATATCTTTTGCTCCAAGTATGAATGAAATGATACAACATAATAAAAAAACTATGACTATTTGCTATCCAGAATTAGGTAGTATTCCAAAAAATCCATCTGCCCTAATTCCTTGGAAAATGGGATGTCAAATTGTAGCTATGTCATTTCAAAATTTTGATGCAAATTTAGAAATTTATAATGAAAAATTTGATGATAATGGTTCTGCATTTGTGTTAAAACCGGATAATCAAAGAAGTATACAAGCAACAATTATTGAGCCTCCTGATCCACCTGCTGCATATTCTTATAAAGAAAGAAAAATACTAATGCCAAGTAATATACCTATTAATATTTCTATATAATATATATTATATATATATGACATTGGCATATAAAGATAAAGAATTACAAATATTAAGAGAAGCAGTAGATAAAGCACAAGAAATATCTGCTAAAAAATTAGTACAATCTGAAACTGTTAAAAATATTATTAAAATTCTTGAAAATTTCATTATAGAAAAAAAATGTGTATGCTATGGTGGTACAGCAATAAATAATATATTACCAGCAAAAGATCAATTCTATAATAAAGAGTTAGAAATACCAGATTATGATTTTTTTTCTGATAATGCCTTAGAACATGCAAAAGAATTAGCTAATATATATTATGATAATGGTTATAGTGAAGTTGAAGCCAAAGCAGGAATGCATCATGGAACATATAAAGTGTTTGTAAATTTTATTCCTGTTGCGGACATTACTCAATTAAGTAAGGAATTATTTAAAGCAATTAGTAAAGAAGCTATTAAAGTTAAGAATATTTTATATGCTCCACCAAATTACTTACGAATGGCAATGTATTTAGAATTATCTCGTCCAAAAGGTGATGTCAGTAGATGGGAAAAAGTATTAAAAAGACTTATTTTATTAAATAAACATTATCCTATTAGAAATAAAAATTGTGATAGTTTAACATTTATGCGTGATTTTGAAAATATAGATATTGATATTGATAAAAAAAATAATATATATAACATCACAAAAAATGCTATTATTGATGAAGGATTAGTATTTTTTGGTGGATATGCAATTTCACTTTATGGAAAATATATGCCCAAAAAAATAATAAAACAAATTTCAAATATTCCAGATTTTGATGTATTATCTACAGAACCAAAACAATCTGCTATTATTATTTCTCAAAGATTGAAAAAAGCAGGTTTAAATTCACAAATTATACAAAGACCAGGTATTGGCGAAATTATTGCACCACATTATGAGATTAGTATTGATAAAGATACTATTGTCTTTATATATGAACCTTTAGCTTGTCATTCTTATAATACTATTAAAATTCATAATAGAATTATTAAAGTAGCCACTATAGATACTATGTTAAGTTTTTATCTAGCATTTTTATATGCTAACAGACCATATTATGATAATAATAGACTATTATGTATGGCACAATATTTATTTCAAGTGCAAGCAAAAAATAGATTAGAACAAAAAGGTTTATTAAAAAGATTTAGTTTGAATTGTTATGGTGAACAAGAAACATTAGAAAAAATAAGAGCTGAAAAAGCTGATAAATTCAAAAAATTAAAAAATAATAAAAATAGTAAAGAATATGAAGAATGGTTTTTAAGATATGTACCAACTGAATTAAATTATCAAACTAAAAAACTAACAAAAAAAATAACGAAAAAACAAACTAAAAAACAAACTAAAAAACAAACTAAAAAACAAACTAAAAAATAAACTAAAAAACAAACTAAAAACTAAATTAAAAATTAACAAAAAAATATAATATATCTTTGGAAATTTAACAAAGTATGTTCTAATTTATAAATATTATAAAAATAACTAATATAATATTTATTATATGAAATCATCTCCTTCTATTAATTGCAATTGAGAAACAGAATATTGCACCCCACCATCAGTTGTCGCCGTCATTTGTCCATCTGCCACTGGTTCAACCAACCATATACTAGGTGCTGGAGAAAAAAATTGTTTACCAGTTAAATATTGTTGATAACCATAAAAACCATTTACCTGTGGACTTGGAATAGCTACTTGCCCTTCCCAACCAGGAGCAAAACCCATTTGAAATATTGTACCTGCATTAAACATATATTCAAAATATAGATCGCCGTCCGGCGCGTCGCCTAGATCAACTGATTGAGTAATATTTTGACTTCCTTCATGATTAGCATTTATTCCACATAAAAATATACTAAAACGAAATGAACCAGCAGCAACATTTTGTTCAGTCATATCAACATAAGTAGTATATATCCATATTCCACCTCCCATAACAGAATGTTGATATCCTTTTGAATTAAAGGCACCAGTTCTTTCTAAGTATTGTGGACCTGCTGTTAAAATAGACTGATGGCGGCTAAAACTATTTAAAGTTGGTATTTCATATAAAGTATCTTGCCAAAATGGGTCATCTGGTGCAGCATATGTACGTGTTGGATTAATTTGGTATTTTAATTTAAAAAAATTACCTATTACATTTTGGGAACCAACTTGACCAAAAGGTGGAGTCTGGTCACCCCAAGTACCTGTCTGTTGCCATCCTCTATATATTTGAACAGTAATCATTAATTTTCTTGTTTCTCCTGGTTCTGGATACCAGTAACCCCAATTCATATTTTTTTGATTATAATTATGTGCTCCATATGGCCATCCACCAGGTGGTGAAATACTATCACTTACATATTGAGGTGGTGGTTTATTATTTAAGTGATAACTATTACCTAATTGTCCCCAGTCATTTGCTGGACACCGTGAAGGTTTTCCTCCTGTAGGAGCAAGTCCTGGATTAAAACCAAATGTCCCAGAAGACCAATAATTATTTGAGCCACCAATAGTTGCCCATGTAGCTCCATTATGATTTAAACCATTAACATAACCCCATCCACCTCTAAGAAAACCGACATCATCGCCATCGGTAGTAACATATAGATTTTGGGAACCATTCCATCGTAAATCTGCATCTAATCTTCTAGGAGGTACAAAATAACTAAATGTTCCATTTAAAAGTGTATTAGGCCCCAGAGGTCCTTGGGGTCCTCTAGGTCCAGTAGGTCCTGTGGGACCAGTAGGTCCAGTTATACCAGTAGGTCCAGTAGGTCCAGTAGGTCCAGTTATA